GCCATCAAAGAAAAACAATCCATTTCTATTAACCCAAGCAACACCCTTTGCTGTTCTACAAACTGCATGTTCTGACCATGCTCCTGCAAATCGATGCCCTTCTTCCAAGTATTCAACATCTTGAGTTATATTAATTAAATGCATATCATTAGCTTTGAATTCCAATAAAAAATCACCATACGAAGAAAGAGCAGTAATTGCATCTCCATCATTCGGAGCTACTTCTAAATAATTATGCTTGGTAAATACATCAGGTTGATTGGGAAGCGATTTATAGATTCTATCAGGATACTTTAAAAATTTTGCAGATGTTTGAAAGGTTTTTACATTCCCAACGTACATTCTATTATTCAACATAATACCAGTACTAAAATCAAGAGTATTTAACTTGTCACCTTCTGAGTATCCTGTTACAGTAGAAAAACTATCAATTACAATGGGACTTTTAACAGCTATGCTATTTGCTAATTTATATCCAGCAGTAACATCAGTAGTATTCCATAATGTATATGCATCGAATAAAGATGTTCTTGCTCCTGAATCAAAATCCAATTCCATTAAGAATTTTTTATCTTTATCTATATCTACATCCGATTCATCTACTTCACTAAAAAAGATATTTGCTCCTGTTATTCGAGCAGTTAATTCATTGCCTCCAGCATTGTCGCTTCTTTGATATTTTGCATCATCATTCGCATCTTTTACATAAGGCATAAATTCCAATATGTCTCCAGAGGTTGTTAATCCATCGGAGCCTTGATTTCCAAATTTAAAGGTTTCAGAATGCTGAGTTCTGTCATAAATCCAATTGTAATAAAAAAGATAATTTCCTGTCCATTGACCTTGATTGGGAGATCCAAGAGTTATTGCTCCAATAGCATAATTAAAACCCCATAAAGCATTTGCAGGATTAATATCCCAATTCGTAGCACTAGAATTAAATATTTCTACTTCAATACTATAAAAAGCATTTGGATTAATTGCATCTCCATACGTTTCATCATGATCTCCATAAGTACATTCAATCGTTACCCATGTTGAATGAGCTGTAAGCTGAGAAGATGCAATATGAAATGAATATCCATTTACATTACTGCTTCCAATATGAATTTTAAAGGCAATGGTTTCTAAACGACTAAACGTTTCTGGTGTAATCCAAATTGGAACTGAAATTGATTTATCTACAAAACTAAATTTTTGATTCCCTGTATGAAAAAGCATAGCACTTTGATCGCTATTGCTTGCAGTGTTGTACGAAGATACAGCGCAAAAATATGCGCCTGCAGAGGTTTCTCCTGGTCCGTACAAATATGTATCACTAAAATTATTATCACTGGCTCGTTTTCTTATACTTGTTACAAATCCATATTGATCTTGATCGGTATCACTACTACTATGTGCAGTAGTATAACCAGTTTGACCAGCACTGCTACCAAGACCTGTTGGGCGAGCATAGCTACCTATAACCGTTGTTGGTTGAGTATCCCCACTTCCTGTGTAAGTAACCTGATCAGCTTGATAAGATTTGGTCTGAACAATGTTAAGATTTACTGTACCTTCTGTAGTGGCAGTACTTTCATTCATAGCTCCTGTATATACACTTCCATCTACTGGACCTAAAATGTGATTTTTTTCTGCAATTCCAGAATTAATGCCATCTCCCATTAATTTGTATTTACGCATTGCTCCATAAAAATATGTTTTTGTAGAAAACGAACCATCGCCAATACGAACATTACCACCCGATTCAACAAAGCAAGGTAAAATAGCAGGGCTACCACCAGTATTTCCAAAGCTAAAAATATCGGTTACTGCACTATTTTGAGTTAAATCTGTTAACATAACCAATTTACTTACATTGCTTGACACATTAACCGCAACCAAATAAATAGTAGTTTCTCCCTCAACAGGAGTACCTGCAGTATTAAAATCTCTTCTAAAAACATACAAACCACGATAAGGAACTATCCTTTGATCCTCTAAATAATTAGTACCTGTATTTAATGTTGTAGTTTTCCAATTTTTATCAATATACAATTGACCTTTTTTCAAAGAAGATAAATTGACCAATACTGCAGATTCATTTTCCTCAATATCTCTAGGATCAGCAAAGTTATTCCAACCACCATCAAACGGATTAATTTCTTTAGACTTTTTAGGCATTATTACTATTTATTTTTTCTTTGTTTTTTTCGTTGTTTTCTTTTTTGTTTTAGGTCTTCCAACCTTTGAACCATATGTTCCTTTTCCATAAGGCATATTGACTCCTTTTGTTATGCAGTTTTTTTACTGCGTTTCCATGTTAAATATTCTGCTCCTTCAAACGGATCAAATACTGTAGTTACCAATCTTGGATCAGCATCATCATACTTGGGATCAATAATGGTAACAGGGCAAACAAAAATACATTGATCTGCCAATCCCAAAGCTTCCGCATAGCCATCAAATGTTTTGTAGCTACCACAACGTATGGCATGAGAGATTAAACCGTTCATAGGGTCCTTTACGACCTGATAACCACTAACATGAGTATGACCTGCAGTTAGAATGTGATCTCTCCATCCCATCATTGCCGCTTTGGTAATCCCATGAGCAGTATTGTACATACTATGACCTTTAAAATTGTGTCTACAATTGACTCGTACTTGTTTCCCATTTGGGAATTTTAAATTCAATCGTACTTGATGATTGGCATATACTGTAGGCTGACCTACCATATACTCTAAAGGATCGCCTTGACCACTCCAAGCATCATGATTCCCACCACATAAATACAACCACGGAACCATTGTAATAAAATGTTCCGTTAATTTCCAAGATTCTCTTGCAGAAGTAGACTGCTCACCATATAAACGACCTAAACGACCTACCCAATTGTTTTGAACATCTCCTACGTTTCCACCAAACAATCCTTTGGTTTCTTTCACCAATTTTGCATGTTGCAATAACATTCCAATATTGGTACCATCATCGTCTACATGAGGATCTCCAAAATGAGCAATACCAATAGGTCCATCTTGCAGTACATTAATAGAAACCAATTTTTCATAATTTTTCTTTTTGGTTTTTCTATCAAATTTTTTAACTCTTTCTTCTACAAGATCTTCTACATCGATTTCTTTTGGCATTGCAACTTCTTTTTGAAACCCAATTTCTTCTCGAATTGTTTGTTTCCATTTTCGAATTGTACGTTTTCCAACACCAAATAATTCAGAAAGCATAAGAGGTGTATACTCTTTGTTCATATACACATCATAAAACTCTTTTGGTATAGATTGTAAATGAACTATGCTAGTATCATACTTATTTTTTGTTTTTGAGTCCGTTTCTTTTAAAGTTCCCATTATGCCTCTATTGCCCTCCTAAACCATCCAAAATAATATTTCATTAAAGAAGGTTTTCTTGCAACAAGCTCTACATAATATTTAACTCGAAACGCTCTGAATCGAGATGATTCTAAAGACTTACAAGCACCAATAGTGGCTTTTCCTATCATACCATCTACCACCAAAGCATGTCCTTTATGATTACAAGCTTCTTGAAGAATCTTTATTGCTCTTCTTTTTCCTGCATTTACAACCATATCAAAATAAGATTCTGCTAATTCAAACTCTAAACGACTTGCCTTAGAAGGAACCCAATATCGTTCCTTATATATGTCAATCGCTTCTTCTAAAGTGAGATTTTCTATATCAAGATCAGGATTGGAACGTTTACTAATACCATATTTAGTTAATCCCCCAGGGTCATCACTATCATTGGTTATTGTTGCTCCACCTTCTCGTTCAATAACTTTTTGAATAATCTCCTTATACGGATGATCATTCATCATTACTTTCCCTTTAAAAGCTTGGACATAATTCCTGCAAGAATATCTGTTCCTTTGTCTACAAGAGTTTCAAAAAGTTCTTGCTCTTGAGCTTCATTCATTAAGGGTAGATTTAGTTTAGAATTAATAGCAGTTGCCCATTCTTTTTCAAACTCTTTAGATTGAATTTTATCAATCACAAGAGCTTCTAATCCACTCTGTAACTGAGGAATAGATGCTTCTACTTGCTTGGTGATTTCACCAATAACTATAGACTTAATGTCCATATTACCTCCTATGGTCTGTTGCTTATGAAAAGGCTTACAATCAAACTAACTGTTCCCGAGAGAACGCTTGCCATTGTCTTCGCCTTTATAATATCATTTTTATTTCCATCTACATCTTCTTCCAAACGACCAATCCGTCCATTTTGTCGTTCTAGATGCAATAGAACATGTTTAACATCGGTTTTTACTTCTGCTAAATCTTCTCTTACTTTACTCATTTGCTGATCAAAGTTTTCCATTACTTTACTTTGACCTCTTCCATTCTTTGATGCTTATAACACCAATTACCATCAATGCTGATAGAACCATGAAACCAATGAACGCTTGAATCAGCATCCACTATCTCTATAAAAACTGTATTTGTAACTGTATCCTGCGGTGTGAGAGGTATGTTTCCTACTATCCATCCTCGATTGCAATTTGGTATTCCTAATATAATTAACAGGAATGTCATAACTTGTACTAACAACTTTAAAATCTCCATTATCTAATTTTTCTATTACTTTGTTCATAGCACCATCCACCAAGCTATTCCAGTTTCTACTACAATATCAGCCATCGTATTATATGCCCACGCTTTTTTTGTTCCATAGGTTTCTTCATCACCTTCAATAAGCCATTCAAATATTTCCCACAATACACCAATAATAAATACTCCCATTACACACCAAAAATCTGTCCAATCTAACCATTGAAATATTTTACATAAGAAAGCCCCTGCTGCTAGGTGGTAAGCAGTCCAACCATCTAATTGACCAGTATTGTATTGCCATGAAACCAATGTCGCTAAAGGATTCTTCATATTTCTTTTATGACTCCATTAACCAATTCATGTTTCCCTATCAACATTCTTCCTGTTCCTCCGCTATGCTCTTGTTCGCATTTATCAACATACGCCTGTTCAATCGTATCCCAACTATCGCTTCTTTGAATGACATTTCTATTAAACACCAAAAAGTATTTTTTACTAGAAGGATAAGTCAGGGTCTCCGTTGTACCATCTTTAAATTTCTTCGTACGAACTGCACCTGGAGTTGTATTGCGATATAACTGTAAATCATGACCCTGAGAACTTTTCCTTATTAACATCAGATTGCTTCAGCCTCCACCACTTCAGGCTCTAAAGCTTTTTTAAGCTCCATCACACCTTTCTGATGTTTTTCTACAAATACCTTTTCACACTCAACTAATTGTTGACGCATGAAAGCATTTGTATTCAGTTTATTCTGAACATCACTTACATGATTTTGGTACATAGCAACTTCTCCTGCTAGTTCCTTTTGTGAATCAGTCATATCCTCGATTACATATTCTTTACCATCGAGATTCAAGACTGGCTTTTCTTTTTCTTTTTTAGCCATTTTCGACTCCTTGTTTGTTAATTAATCTTTTTTGATACTATCTTTATATGCTTTTTTAATTTCATCTGTCCATAAAGAATCAGTTATTTTTTTAACTTCATCTGACTCATTAGATACATCAGCATCAGGCTCTAAAGTTTTTCGTATATATTTATAGCTAATCTCTTTTCCATCTTCTAAAATTGATACTCTTTCTCTGACTTGAATTACTTTAAATTCACCTCTGACCTCATAATCAAAAGTTGATTGTTTAGTTAATGCCATTTCTGACTCCTATTTTTATTTCCATTTAATTATCCAATTAAAATTTTTAATTATTTGTTCGGTAAGTAAAACCAACTCTTGCTATCCAAGTGTCATCTAAATTTGAATCTGAATAATAAGTATATGCTCCAGCATCTGCCACATAGTAAAGGTGAAAATGAGCTTGATTTTCAGGGATATATGCACCACTCGTAACAGCATTAAGTGTAGAACCACCATCAGCAACCGAAGCACTTCCCCATTGTAAATCAGACGCTTCAGTTAATCCAACTGCCGATGTAAATGGAAGTGTGATTTTTACAATACCACTTGCACTATTATCTGTGTCTACTTCAATGTAACCAGAAACATGACATAATTTTCCAATTTTAACATAACTTAAATATCCACCACTCGAAGAAGTTGACCAACTACCACTTGTTCCACCTGTAACTGCAACTTCAAATACTCCTTCTTCGTAGTCATCCAGAGTATTTGCATCTGCACTTGCAACTTGTGTAGCTGGGAATTTTATATTTTCAGCATAAAGTGTTCTCCAAGTCAAAGAACTTGTACCTAAATCATAAGCACTATCTGCTCCTGGTTTTACTGCTCTATTATTGTCAATTACAACAGCTAAATTATTTGAGCCACCATCACGAGTATAAATTGCAACACCACCATTATTGTTGCCAATAGAGTAACCTTGAATTGTTCCAAATTGTTTAAGGTTTTCTGCACTATCA